TCCTCCTGCTCCGACGATCCACTGCGTGGTTACGGCGCGAAACGCGCGATAGGCGGTGATGTGTTCCAGCCATATCGCGGTTTCAGTCTCTTGCGCGAGCGAGAACAGGTCAAAGCCGAGCATCTTCGGCTTGTCGCTGTCCTTATTCTTGAACATCGCTCGCGCAATGTCCTTTAGTTTCCCAATCGGCCTTGGTTGCAGGCTGCGCCGTAGGCCCGCCAGAGCGCATCGATGATTGCTGGTCGCTTGTCGGCAAGATTCAGCAGGTTCTCGCGCGTGATCTCGAAATCAGGCACGTCCCACGCCGAGAGCGAATCCAGCAACGCGCCCACGGTACGATCCATGTCTGCATCTGCCAATTGGCTGAAGTCCGGCAGGCCGTCGCCGTCACGCTCGACGTTGTGAAACAGGCCATTCAGCAGCGCCGCGTATTCCTTGCGCGAGCGGTATTTATAGGTAGCCTTGATCTTGGCTTCCTTGCCGTCAGGCGTGGTGTACTTGACGGTGAAGGGAGCGAAGTTCTCAGGGTCTTTCAGGATGAACGTGTCTGCCATAACGGGCCTTTCCAAAAGAAAAGCCGCCCACGGCTTTCGCTATGGGCGGCGGGATCGGCCCTCAGTGATTACTGATAGCCGACGAACTTGCCCAGAAGGGCAATCGATGCGCTCACCATGTTCGGCGAGCCTTTAGCCAGACGCGGCATCTCGGACACGGCGATGTAGCCGTAGCCATAGCCCGTCTGACCACCGGCCAGCACGAACTTGAATGCGCGCTTTTGCAGCGTGCGGGCAGCGGCCACCAGTGCCTGATAGCCAGCCAGCGTCGGGTCATAGCCAATGTCCAGTTGGATGGACTGCGGGTTGAATCCAACCGGCACCTGAATGGCGTTGCGACGTGCCAGAGGCTCGATGTTCACGAACTTCGGATCGCCGCCAGAGCTGTTGATGTTCAGCACCTGACCGATTTCCACCCAGGTCGTCACCTTCTGCGCCGTGCCAGTACCGGAGCCAGCGGGGTAGAAGTTGACATCGGTGGTGTCAATCGGAGTCGAGCCGCCCAGCGTCAGGCTGGTGCTGGTGAGCGCGCTCGGCTTGAAAACCGAGTCAGTCAGATCATCCCAACCGGAATTGATCAGGATTTCGTCACCAGCGGTGAACGTGTTTGTAGCCGTGGTCAGGACTGCGGGCGATGCGTTGGACGCAGCGGTGATATTGACTGCCGACCCAAGTGCGGTGCCCAAGAGGAACCGCGACCCATCTGCGAACGAATAAGCCATGATTTGGCCCTTTCAGAAGTGAAAAAGCTCCTTGCGGAGCGGACTTCTGCGAGGGCTAGCGGCGCGTGCGTCTTGCGAGTTACGCGCCCCGAGGCAGCTATGGAGTTGTGGCAGGCGGGATGGTTAAGCGGCCTGCGAGCGCTGTACGACTTAAGAGTGGTCGGAGGCCTTGCGGGCCTCTACCCACTTCTCAAGCGCGGCAATCATTCCCTTGGCAAGACGGATGAATGTCTCGACAAGGACGATGTTGTGAATGTTCATGCGATGACTTCATCCGCCGCATAGCGGCAATCAACTGGCAAGTGAAACCAGTCTGTTTCTGAAACTGCGGGCCGCGTGGCCATCGGCGTCATGATCTGCACCGTCACGCCTGCGGACAGAATCCGCTCGGCAACGGGAAACAGTTCATCAAGTTCACGCGCCAGCGACTCGGCACGGTTCGCACCGATACCCGGCTTGGTGAAGATGCTCACCTGAAACACGCCGCGATAACCGCGATGCTCACCAGCAATATCCATGCTCAGCGTCTGCGCTGGCAGCAGGTAGGCACGCAGGTGGTCGCCGGTCATGTTTCCAGCGCCGACGTTCTGCCATACAACGGGCAGCGCCTTTGACGCGGCCCATGTGGCTAGGCGGGACTCAAACGCATTTCTAACGCGGGCTTGGCTCATTTCACCCTCGCAATCGCGTCAGCGATGTATTGCTGGTAATTCGCTACCGAAACTCTCACCATGCCTGCTGGCGACTGCTTCGACCACCCTGCCTCAAGGCGAGGCCCATAGGGAAGTGAATTTGTCAGCCAGATCGTCTGCCCAGGCTTCCAGCCACGAATGCCAGCCTGAATCCGATTCAACGCAGTGCGCCCGCTCTTGTCGTCAGCGCCGCCCGTGCTGGTGTTGATCGTGTCAGCGCCGTACTGCCAGTTGCCTCGGAATCGTCCCGTGTCAACCGGACTCATAACCACCATTGATTCGCCGAGCGAGAACGCTGTCTTGCGGACAACGGTTTCCATGTCAGCCTTCGTCTTTTCAGCGAACGCCTTCAACTGATCGCCCAGGCTGGCCATGTCAGCCCCTGGCCTGCACGTCGTACAGCACGGCTATGCCAGCCGGTGCCGTCACAGCAACTCGAATCGCCGTCAGCGTGCGGCCTGCCACGTTCACCACGTCGCCAGTTTCCGGCACGGTGGCAATGTCAGGCGCGATCAGCACGCGCGAATCGCCCGCCTGAATCAGCGTGCCGTCAATGTCCTGCGCGCGGTAGGCCAGCACGGCAGCAGTGCAGTCCCATGTCTGCGTGCCACCGCCTTCAACCTGGCCGGTTGCCGGGTTGTAAGTGCCGTCGCCACCTTCGCGGCTCAGGACAGCGGGAGCGCCGAATTTCGTCAGCAGGCGCTTTGCGGTCTGCGCCATGCGCTGATAGTCGAAGCTCATGCCATCCTCCGCGCAAATTCGGCCATCAGTTCCTGCGCGATGCTCTGAATGCCGTAGGCTTCTTGCTCGTGCGCTGGATTGTTCTCGCCGATGCTGGCGCAATGCTCCTGCCACACATGCACCGCCTCATGCACCAGCAGACCCGCAATTTCCACGCCGCTGCGGTTCGATATGTCGCCAAGCGCCACCACTGCGACCGTTTCTCCGTGGTCATTGGCAAGCAGATGCGTTGTCGCGTCGGCCCGTTTCGTTGATAGGTACGAGCGCCCCAGCGGTTGCTTGCAGTGGCGCATGGCTTGGTCGAACTCGGCCTGACTCAGCACCAGCGCCAAATATGGGCCGGGACAAGCGACACGGCGATCAAGCCAATTGATCTTCACGCGCGCACCAACGCCACTTGGCCGCCGCCAACGATCAGGCCGCGCAGCAAGTCATCAATCACCGGAAAACGCGCCCGCCCGCCGTTGCTGGGCATGCCGTAGATGACGGCAATCTCGCCCACGCGCTCACGCAGCACCGGCTTGGCATCAATCACGCCGTAAAGCTCGCCAGACACATGCAGCATGGCGGCCTCGCACGTCGCAGCGGCCACGCGGGTATGCACCGGGTCTAGGTACTCAGCCTTGACGCTGCGCGCCAGAATGAATTGCGTACCACGGCGCAGCGCGGCCTCTTTCTCATAATCGCCCAGCGCCTCCCACCGGCCATCTGCCATGCCAATCCAGTAGGCATTTGCCTGTTCGACAGAAACAAGGCTGTCATAGCTTGCGGCGGGCGCGACGGTCAGCATCAGTCAGCCCCAACGTGCGCCATGCGGTCGGCGATGTCGTCAGCACTCAGGTTGTTCCACGCCTCGGCATCCATGCCCCAGCGCTGGAACGCTGCCCACAGCGCGGCCAGCTTGTCCCGGCTCCAGCGGGCGTCAAACTTCACGCCGGCGTCGGTCAGGATGGATTTCAGCTCGGCGGCGGTAGCAGGCTCGGCGGTAGCAGGCTCGGCTGGTGCCGCCTGCTTGTCGCACTGCGCCCAGCCTGCGGCCTGGTGCGCGGCTAGCGTGGACGGGTGAATCTCAATGTATTCACCGGCCTTGGAAACTGCGATCAATTCCATCTAGTTCTCCACTAGAAAGCCGGGGACAGAAGCCCCCAGCGTTTCATCACTTGCCGATCAGCAGAGCGACGTGCTCAGGCTTCACGACAGAGCAGCCCCAGGCCAGGCACACCTCGTACTTGACCTGGCGGTACTGGCGATAGACGCGCACCTCGAACGTCATGCCGGTCACCGGATCGGTGATGGTCATGGCGTCGTCGGCAGAGTCGCCGCCAGACGGCACGGCAGGGGCGCGGGCTATCAGCACCACAGCGCCGCGATGGAACGCGGCATTGGGCACGTAGTTCGCGCCGATGGTCATGGCGTTGCTCGTTGCGATGGTCAGCAGCGCGCCGGGCTTGTTCAGGCTGATGGTTCCGGGAGCTGCCACGCCTGCACCAATCACGTACTTGTTGACGGCATCCGCAGCAAACGTCACCACATCGCC